TCCAGGTAAAACAAAATTAACAAAAGAAGTACTAAAAACATTAACACCCGAACAAATTAATCAGTTTCCTAAAGAAGAAATTGACGCAGTTTTGGTTCAGGGTTAAAAAAAACAAGGAGACTTAAATGAGCGTAAATAATTTTATACCAGCAGTTTGGTCGGCACAAATTTTAAAGTTTTTGCCAAAAATGTCAGTTTATTCACAGGTTGCCAACAGGGATTATGAAGGCGAAATCAAAGATATGGGCGACCAAGTAAAAATCAATTCGGTTGGTGCGGTAACAATTAAGCCATTCACAAAAAATACCGATATTGCTACTCCTGATGATTTGACAGATGCACAGAAGATTTTGCTTATAAATCAAGGAGATTACTTTAATTTTCAAGTTGATGATGTCGATAAAATACAAACAAAACCTAAAGTTATAGGTGAAGCAACGGAGAATGCTTCTTCAGGACTTGCAGACACAGCAGATATTTATATTGCAAGTCTTTATTCAGGTGCTGACGCTGGTAATTTCATTGGAACAGACTCTGTTCCAAAAACATTATCAACAGCAGCAGACGCTTACAATTATTTAGTTGATTTGGGTGTTGTTCTTGATGAGTCAAAGACACCAAAAATTGGCAGATGGGTTATTATACCTGCTTGGTTTCACGGACTTTTAAGAAAAGATAATAGATTTGTACAGGCTGGAACTGATACAAACACAAATATTCTTTTTACAGGAATTGTTGGTATGGTAGCTGGATTTAAGGTATATGTATCAAACAATGTTCCTTATACAACTTCAACCACAAAATTTAAAATTCAAGCAGGTTATGCAGGGACATTGTCTTATGCTGAACAGATACTTTTTGTTGAGGCATATAGACCAGAATTAAGATTTGCCGACGCAATAAAAGGATTACACGTTTACGGTGCTAAACTTGTAAGACCTACAACAATGGCAGTATTGATTGTTGATAGACCTGCTTAAGAAATAAACTTTTGGGGTGGTTATTAAGTTAGCCACCTCAAAACAAAGAGGATTAAATGGCTATTGTAACGGTTGATTTTGTTAAAGACTATTTCAATATTACAGGTTCGGAACTTGACACAAGAATAGCTTTTTTTATTCCGATTGTTGAAGCTAACTATTTGGCGATAAGGAATACTCCTTTTGATGTTGAAGCAGGCGAGTCTGATGAGTCTCTAGAAGAATATATTATATATCCAGATAATTCGGAAGAAGTGGCTGCTCAAATGGTTATGTATAAGATTAAATCAACCTCAAGTGTAGTTGTTACAGGCACAGTAATTGAAACAGGTAAAGAAGTCAAGAGTGAAAGTTGGGGAGACCATTCTATAAGTTATATAGAGTCCTTAGTTTTTAGTTCTGAACTTCGTTTTAATTATCCTGTAAACATTGTTAGTCAAATTAGAAGATATATGACTTTTACAGAGGCTTAATGCAAATTAACAGAGATTTCTTTATTCACAATTGTAAAGTAGAAAGAGCAACAGGAACTAAAGATAACTCAGGTCAAGTTATTGATACTTGGGCTACGATATATACTGTTCTTCCTTGTTACATTAAATTAAACTCTGGTAATGAAAGTGTAGTCGCTGATAAGTATGCAGATGTTGCTACTTATAGGCTTTATCTTGCTAAAGGGTACACTATTTTGAATAGTGACAGAATTGTGTCTAATAGTCTTACTTACGAGGTTATTTTTGTAAATAATCAGATTGCTGACCATTTAGAAATTGATTTAATAAGAATTTCTTAGAGGGTAAAATGGGATTACAAGTAAAAGTTGCTATTAGTTCAACCTTTAAAATTAAAGAGATACTAGATAGAGTAAATCCTGCAATTAAACAGGGTTTAACTTTAGCAGCTATCAAAATTAAAGGGCAAGCTGTTCTATTGGCAGATTTTACTCAGGGATACCAAACAGGTCTTTTAAGAAATAGTTTGTCTTATTCTATCGGTGGTGAAGTGGCAGGTGGCAATTCTACCAGTGGTCAGAAAGCTACCAAACAACAAATGACTCCACAATCAAAAGAGGATAATACTGTATATATTGGAACTTCACTCGGATATGCAGATTTTGTAGAGAGAGGAACTTCTAAAATGTCTGCACAGCCATATTTAAGACCAGCTTATGATATTTGCAAAAATGATGTTGAAAAACTGATTAAATTGGCTATTAAAAACAATATAGGGGGTAAATAGTGGACTTAGCGACTAAGATATACCCTTATTTAAGTGCAAGTGTAGTATTAACCGATAAAGTTTCAACTAGAATATTTCCGAATGTAGCAGAAACAGGAACTGTTGAACCTTATATTGTATTTACAGTTATTTCAGATATACCTGAATATACCTTAGACGGAAATACACAGTTATCAGAAAAAAGATTACAAATAAGTATATGGAGTAAAAAATATTTAACTGTTCACGAAGTTTCAAAGATTGTTGATGACCTTATGGATGACTGGTCAGAAACAGATAAAACAATTATAAATACAACAAAGAGTAGTTCCGTTGATAGATACGAACAAGCAACAAAGTTACACGGTGTAATAAGTGATTATATGATTTTTTGTTAAATTAAAAAAGTGAGGTATTAAAAATGTCAATTAAGGCAAGAATGGCAAGAGGTTCAAAATTTGGAATTAGAAATACAGGCGGAAGTACTTATACATATGTGGGTGATTTAACAACTGTTGGTCAACCATCTCCAACAAGTGACGAAATAGATGTTTCAACTTTAGACTCTCCAGGTACAGCGAAAGAGTTTATTCTTGGTCCTGTAGATAACGGAGAATTTGAAATAACAGGGAATTTTGTGTCAGATGACACAGGACAAGAAGCAGTTTATTCAGCTTTCACAGCAGGTTCTGATATAGACTTCATAATTGAAGCTCCATTGAAAGGTGTTGAAACAAGTGCTGCTTCAATCACAGGTGCAGGCTATGTTAAAAACTGTGTAAGAATGGGAGATTTGACAGAGGGTGGTTTAATACCGTTTACTGCTACAATAAGAGTATCAGGAGTAATTACATACAGTCCAGCAACTGACGAGTCAGACGAGTCTATATAATAGGGGTTAAGTATGAGTGAACTAGTTAAAGAGAGAACAATTAAATTAAATGGCAAAGATTTTAAATTAAGATTTGACTTTTTGGCTATAACAGAATTTGAAAAGTCTACTGGCAAAAACTTCTTTAAAATTGGTGAAGGTTTTTCAGCTACAGATACAGTTTCGTTGATTAGGGCAATGATTGTTTCTGGTGGAGAAAAAATAACTTTTGAAGATGTAGCAAGAGGAATATCACCATCAAATATGGTTGAAATAAACTCTATTATAAATGATTTAGTTTCAGACGGAAAAGTTAAACAAGAAGTAACTGAAAATATTGATAGTGGAAGTGACAGCCCTTTGGCAGAAGAGCACCAGATTTAAGCAATTTCTGGTGCATTGCTCTTTACGATTTGCATTTGACGGAAGAACAGTTTATGAGACTTACTCCAAAATTGTTTAACCTTTTGTGTGATAGAAAACACTCTAATGATAGAAGAGAACTTACAAACTCAGCTTTAATTACGGCAACTATCATAAATGTAAACAGAACTAAAAAACAAAGGGCAATAAAGATTGAAGATATTATTGGTAGCGAAAAGAAACAAAGCAACGACCAGGAAGTTGACCTTCTAACATTTATGAAAGGGTTAGCAACTAAAAATAAAAAGAGGTAGAAATGGCAGAAGAACTTGGCGGCATAATAATAAGATTAAGTACAAATGCTGACTCTTTTGTGAGAGAACTCAATCAGATAGAACAGAAGATGAAAGCTTTTGCTGATTTAGGTTCTAAATTACAAAAGACAGGACTTGCTCTTTCTACTATGGGTGTCGCTGTTGTTGCCTCTTTTGGTTTAATGTTCAAATCTTTCACTAACGACGCTGACGCTTTAAATAAAATGTCCCAAAAGACAGGCATTGCGGTAGGAAGTTTACAGGAGTTAAGATATGCTGCGGATTTAGGTGGTTCATCACTTGAGTCTGTCGTAGTTGCAACAAAGTTTTTATCTAGGGCAATAACGGAAGCTAAAGACGGAACTCAACAATATGTTGACAGCTTCAAAAATCTTGGAATTAGAATTGAAGAAATTAAAAATTTAAGTCCAGAAGAACAGTTTTATAAAATTGCTGGTGCTATTGCTGACATTAAAAATCCGACAGAAAAGACAGCTCGTACACTTGAACTATTTGGCAGAGCTGGGACAGAACTAATCCCAATGCTTAAAAATGGTTCAGTTGGACTAAAAGCAATGGCAGAAGAATTCAGAAAATACGGAACTGTTATTGACACAGAAACAGCACAGGCTGCGGAAGATTTCAACGACACTTTAGAACGAACACAGGCAACACTAAAAGCAGCTTTTACTATTATTTCGGTACAAATGCTACCTATAATGCAATCTCTAGCAACATCACTGTCCGAAACTGTTTTGAATATTAAAAATTTTATTTCTAACAACAAAGAATTAGTTACAACTTTAACTAAAGTAGTAGTATCGGTAGGAATTATAGTGACTGCTTTTGGCGGATTATTGACTGTTGTTGGTACACTTTTAACTTTAGCACCTACAATAGCGACTTCTTGGGCTATTATAATGGGTCCAATAGGTTGGGTTATAGGTGGGATAGTTGCATTATCTGTTACAGTAACAACACTTTACAAAAACTGGGACTGGGTTACTTTACAAATGCAGAAAGCTTGGGTTTTATTTGTTGATGTTGTATTGGCAAGTACAATCACAATGTTGGAAGCATTAAAAAGTATTCCATTTATTTCTAAGTCAGTAAACAATGCAATTCAAGAATTGAATAAACAGAGATATGACAATTCTAAAAATATTTTAGATAAAATAACCGCTTATGAAATTGAAAAATCTAAACAAACAATTGAAAATAAAAAGAAAGAAAACGAGGAAGAAAGAAACAAACAAGACGAATTATCAGCAGTAGTTTTGGAAGCAGGCAGAAAAAGGCAAGAAATTGTAGTAAAAAGAGAAATGGAAACTTTGGCAACAATAGCAGAAAATGCTCGCAAGGCAGTTGACGCTAGAATTTCATACGAAAAATCACAGTTTGACAAATATTCCGTCGAACAAAAACAAAAGATATTATTAGATGAAAAACAAATAATTTCCGAAAGATTGACCTTGGAAAAAGGGCTGACAGAACAATATTTTATTCTAATGCAACAAAAATACGAAAATGAAAAACAATTATCAGATTTAGCAAATGCAGATATGGCTATTGGTTTCGACAATGCAATGAGCGAGCTTGTTAACAGAACAACAAATTACAAAGATGTAATTGTCGGAATATATGATAATATGCAATCTGGAATTGCTTCATCTTTCAATACTTTATTTACTGACTTATCTAACGGATTTGCAAATTTTGGAGCTTTTGCGGCTAGTGTTGGCAATGCAATAAAGGGAGCCTTAATAAATGCTTTTGCACAGATAGCAGCAGAATGGCTAATGCAACACGTTATTATGGCTGCGGCTTCTCTTGTATGGAAAAGTACAGAGGTTGCGTCTTCTGCGGCAGTAGGGGCTTCCAGAGCAGCGGCAGCTAGTGCTTGGTCATTATGGGCCGCAATTCCTATAGGATTAGCAATTGGTGCGGCTATAATGGCAATGGCTGGAGCTTTTGCAGAGGGTGGTATAGTAGGTGGAAGTTCTTTCTCAGGGGACAAAATGCTGGCTAAGGTCAATAGCGGAGAAATGATATTGAATGACCAACAGCAATCGAATTTATGGAAATTAGCAAATGGGACAGGTCAGTCAAATAAGAATGTACAGATAGAACAAAACTTTGCAATTAAATCAGGAAATAATATAGAAGAATTAGTACAAGCAATTCGTCGAGGGACATCTGAGGCTTTAGAGTTTGCTGGATTGACTTATAATGTTGGAATAAAACAAGCAAATGTTGTTGTATAAGAGGGACAATGAAGATTATAAACGAAGAAATTAAATTTTTATCTCAAAATTATTTAAATGACAAATGTTTGTTTGAGTTATCGGAAGAGTCAATTGAGTCTAACGAGTCTTTAGAAGAGTCAGACGGAACGAAACTTTGTGATTTTAAGCCTTATGATGTGAACGAACTCTTTACTTTTGTTGACACTAACGGAACTATTGTATGTTGGTTTAGGGATAAATATTCTGATTATATAAGTAGAGATATTGATACTATAATAATCCAAAATTGCAACATAAAAAATATGGAAGTCAAATATCTAAACTCTTTTGGTGTTGAAATACTTCTAGATACTTTAGTTGATAATGATGAAAGCGAAGTGCGAATTTATTTAGACGACAAAATAAATACTGGCAAGATTATTTTTGAAATAACCGATATTTTCGAAGGAACATACATTTCTATTGGACAAATAAGGGTTTGTCAATCTATTATTGATTTAGTAGCAACGACATCAACAACTGTAAGAGATACAGTTCAAGACGGACAAATAAGAACTTATGGCGGTCGTCTAATTAAGTGGACAGATTATGACAAATGGTCAGCGACTGTACAAATCCAAAATAATTCTAAAACACAATATGATTTATTAAAATCTTATATTATCGTAGACGGATTTGTAACTGTTATCCCTTGGGAAGATTTTGAAAGTAGAGATATTTACGAAGTTGCTATCAGCCTTAAAGACTTTAGCTATGATATAAATAGATGGAGTGGACTTTATAACTTAACTTTAAATTTAGAGGCTCAAGAAAATGCGAGTTATTAGCGAACAAATAAAATCATTACTTGCTAACAAAGACTTATCAGATTTAAAGCATAAGGTCTTGTTATATCGTAGAAAATGGGACACTATAACATCTACATATATAATTGATACAACTCCGATTGAAATTACAACTGAACTAGAAGCAAATAATACTAATGGTAAAATTAAATTTTCACTTGACAATGACGAAGCAGATGTCTGGAAAGTTGCGAATTTAACTTTAATATTAGTAAACGACAGAAACCAGTTTTGGCAGGGTAAAGAAGACGGATATTTTGAAGACCCTTATATTATTTATGGTAGTAGAATTGAATATTTTATCGGTAGTCCAACTTTAGATGATTATGTCAAATGCTTTACTGGATATTTGACCGAGAGCCCTAACTATCGACCTGACGACAATCTAGTTGAAATTAGGGCACTCAGCCGTCTTGATTGGCTTAATAACATATCTGCTGAGGGAGTATCGACAACTGTAACTGATGAAGAAGTTAGTATTACTGATACAACTCATTGTGTTACTGCTAATTCTGCTGTTGGTAGAATAACTAAAGTCCTAAAAGGGACAACCCTTGGTACAGCTGTTGAACTTGCAGAAAAAACAGATTATTCAATCACTCAATTAAATGAATATTCGCTTGGTGCAATAATAACATTAGACTCTGAACTTTTAGCAGGTGAAAAAATATTTGCTAGTTATATATACTGGGCAAAAGGGTTAAAGATTGACGAACTTGTTGAAGATTTGCTTGACATATCTGATATAGACTCAGCCCATAGGATAGTTGACCCTGTAATATTTCAAAATGCTTCTAGAATTGCAAATGAAACCCCTCTAAGCGACGCTTGGGCTTGGTTGTATCAAACAACAGATGACAGCCTAACTCAATGGCACGAAGGAAGTACTGCATCTAACGACTATTTCTACTGGAATAAGGGTAATGTTACAACAATTGCTGGGTGGGGTGCAAGTATGAAGTATGGTTCTATCCGTTTTAGAATAAGTAAAAACCAAAACAATGCGGTAGATTTAAATTATGTTTATATAAATATAGGCTTTGGGGCAAATTCAAACCAACTTTTTATTTTGACTTTAGGTGGTGTTGGTAGTGGTGGATATAATAGGTCTTTGCATATAAACTTTATGAATACGGGAGAGGTATCAGTTGGCACTTATTCTGATACCGATACTTTTTATTTTTGTTTTGATAATTCAAATATATATTTTTATAAAAACTCAACAGTTATTTGGACAACAGCTTATAATGATTTCATTGTTAATAGATTTAGACTTATTGTTGGTGTTGGTGGAATGATTGCAGAAATGAAAAACTTGGCAGCAAAAATGTCAACAAATCCATTTGATACTAACGAGGAATGGATAAATTATCAATATTGTAGATTTCAGTATGAGAACAGCGAGGGGTCTTTTGTTGGATTTGACCGATTGAATGCAACTATATCAATAGACGGTACTCCTAATAATTCAATTTTATTAAGATATGGAAATAGTTCTACTGATTGGACAGAATTTTTCGAGTATCCTTTAAGTTCAGCAATGACATTAAATTATGACAGCCTTGATTTTATTATTAAGAATACTGCTAGTTTTGGGAATAATTACGATTTATCCATAATGAAAATATGGTCTTATATTACTCAAGATATTCCTTTAGGGGTATGTAATTTGACCAATATGTCTGTATATGAAGCATTGGCTGAATTAGCTGCAATGAGTGCTTACGAAATAGGATTTGACGCTGATGATAAATTCTTTTTCCGTAACAGAAAAAAAAGTGCAAATATTAAAGAATTTACCGACGATAAAATAATTGATATGTCGAAAGTTGCTTATGATATTGATAGACTTGTTACTAGAGTTGTAGTAAATTATGGTGGTTTTAATAAAATTGTTGATAGTGATACTGAGTTAGAAACTCAGCCAACGAACAAAGACAAATATGGAAACAGAGAGAAGTCAATAGACGGGTCGCAATTACTACCCGCAGATAATGTAGATTTAGCCTATGCAATAGCACCGACTATTTATGCGGAACTTTCTAAGTTAAGATTGACTTTGTCGATAGATGTCTTAATTGATTTAGAGTTAGAACTTGGAGATTATGTCAGAGTGTTACATAATAATAATCTTCTAACAAATAAAAGTTTTAACAATTTCACTAAATGGTCATCAACTGGAATTTATTATATGAAGTGTAAAGTCGTAGGAATAAATACTGACTTTAACAGAAAAATTACGACTTTAGATTTGATAGATTATACCGAAGAGTCAGATTATCCGATAGCTGAGGGTAAAGAATTTATGTATGAATTTATGACAGAATTTGATTTAAAGAAATAATAAAAAAGAGGTGCAAAATGGATATTGGTACAAAACAGAATAAAACAACTTTACCTTTAAGTCCTTATATTCTTTCTGCGGAAGATATAAACCAGATAGTTTCAGAATTACAATATATGATTTCGTTAGCTGAAATTGTGCTTGACGAAAATGATACAACTCAAGTATATCAAGCACTGCAAATTTTATTTGCGAATGTTGTATATCCTGACCAGACAGACAACGAATTTAAAGTTTTACAAACTAACGGAACTGCTCCGTTTTGGGGCTCTCTTAATCCAGCAGGGGAATGTTCAACAGCAGGTGCAACGGAAGCTAAAACTGTTGCTATAACAAACTTTGTTTTAAGTAATTATTGTCGAGTAACAGTTAAATTTACTTATGCAAATACAGGTGCCACTCCGACACTTAATGTTGAAAGTACAGGTGCCAAACCAATCGTATTATTTAACGGAATTTCAAATGACCGTTTTTGTAGTGTTGCAGGCGATATTATAGATTTTATTTATGACGGTACAAGTTGGATTTGTCAACCGACTCGTTACGAAGCTGATTATTCAAGTGGCACAAATGTTTTATCAAGTTCAGTTCAACAAGCTTCTACCGATATAGTTTTAAAAATACATTGGAACGATCAAGATGATAGTACAGGTGCAACAATAAATGTCGGTGCGACTTCAAGTCCAGCGACTGAATTATGGAAAGCAACAATAAACGGTGCAAGTAACACACAAACAGCGAATTTAACAATTTTAAAAGGTCAGTATTTTCAATACACAGGTTCAGGTATGCAGTCAATGATTTCTTATGTAAAAAAAGGTGTTAGGTAAAATTTAAAAATTAAAAATAGGGGGAAATTATGTATTTAGGACAAGTTAAGATAACAGCAGAGTGGGCGAAGTTGGAAGATTTAATTAAGGCACAAATTTACGGTCAGTCAGCTTTTGCTTTTGACACAACAAAAAAATATCAACTACAATGCAAAAGTCCAAATAATCTTTTTATCGACGAATTTGTAAGATTACCTTCTTTAAGTGTTGCGACTGCAGGTATCGGTACAAGTTCAGGGATTAGTGCAGCAGCCGTTGTTAAGTCAACATTCGAGTCAATAGTTTTGGCTTCTGGTGTTTACGATTTTGTGTTTACAGATAGTTTAATATCTGCAAGCATTGGAGAGTCAACAGGCATAACAAATGCAAGTGTTGTTAAAGCAACTTTTGAGGGATTAGTAAACGAAAGCGGAGTATATGATTTTATTTACGATTCAGAAATTGGAAGTTTAGAGTCCGACGAGTCTTCCGAGTCAATAGAGCCTAGTTGGACCTTTAACGGAGTTGATGTTACATTATCTGACTATGGCATAACCGTAACAGGTACGCCTAATGACGGAGATATTGTAACGATAGACTTTACAGCTTCAATTTGGACATTAAACACGGTAAGTGTTAATTTGGCAGATTACGGGATAAGCTATACAGGCACTCCTGTTGATTTTGATGTAATAGAAATTGATTTTATTGCGAGTGAATTGGGAGAAATAGGAATTGAAATTAGCGAGAGAGAATTAGTTGAATATGAAGTTGATACAGTTAATAATTCGCTACTTTGTGTAAGAGCAAAAAATGGTTCGGTAAATTTAAACATTGATGTTTTGGAGGCTTAATATGTCACTCAAAAAAATAGATACAATTTATTTAGGTCTTGCAAAAGAATGTGAGGGTGGTGGAAG